CTTTGACTTGACTGAAGCACTTGAAAAAGGACTGGAATATGTCCTTTCTGTTATAGGTCAGAATCCTGCTTTACTAGAAGAGTTTTCAGCAGTGTTAACAAATGTTTCTGATGGTGTAGATTGGGTTAAAGATGCAAAAGGAATGTATCTATTAAATGTTAGTAGACAAGATGGTAGTGTGTTTAGAGAAGCTAGAAAGGTTCCAAAGTCAGTTAAAGATAAAATAGGTGATTCTTCTAGTATACATTTTGCAACAGCATTGTCACCGGCTTACTATATAGAAGGTCGTAAAATATTTATGAGACCTATTGCAGGTTCTGGTGCATCAATGAAGTTAGAAGTTGTCCAAAATAAAAGTGGTTATACTATAAACGACAACAATGAAGTTATATATAATGTTGATGGAGATGCTAATAATCAATCTGGTTTTCCACCACAGTTTAATGAACTAGTAGTATTACACGCTTCTGAATGTATACTTATGGAAAAACTATCTGAGTTTACAAGTAAGTTGCCTACAGATTTAGATTCTGATTTAACTATGTTTGATAAGATAGCAGATATATCAGCACAGATAAGTTTAGATACAAGTTTACCAAGTTTTACTGCACCTACTTTTAGGGATGCAGGTGACGCTTTAACTAAAGCACAAAATTTAATTGATGGCACTACAATGGGTGGTGACACAGAAAATGAAAGTGTACAATACTGGTTAGCTGATGAAGATGAAGATATGGTACAAGCTACTTTATCAACTGCTAGTCAAGAGTTACAAAGAGCATCAACAATATTAGCTGATTACAACGCTGAGTTATCTAGAAGTGTATCTCAATTCCAACAAGATGTTGCTAAAATGGGATTAGAGTTAAACGAAGAACAAGCAAAGCAACAAGCTAAGATAGCTGAGTTACAAGCAAACTTAAATAAAAGTATACAGTTGTATAACACTCTTATTCAAAAGATAGATGTTGACTTTAAATATTTAACAAGTCAATTACAAATGGTGTCCGGTAAAAAACAAGAGTTTGTACAATTAAATATAAGTTCTAAGAAACTTGATGTTAATGAGAGACAAGTATGAAACTAAAAGAAATGATTGAAAGAGTACAGCAACATCATCCAGATATGGGTGTAGTAGAAATCGTAAGGTCTCTAAATGATGGTATGAATGATATGGGTTTTAGAGCAGAGATTGTAGAATCTATAGACCAGTTTACTAGTACTGCTGGTCAAAGAGTTTATCCATTAAAAAAACATATTATTAAAATTAAAGCTGTAGATTATAACGGCAAAACAATTAAAAAATTAATAGGTAGACCTAATGAGAGGGACTTAACATAATGGAAAGAAGTAACTTTAATCTTAGTCAATACTTATGGTGGACAGAACGTGATTCTGTCCTTATTGCATATTACAATGCCAACACAGATAAATTTACATCTATAACAGAGGCTGTTCCAGTAAACCTGTTATATGTACAAAGACCAGATAAATTCTTAATACCCGGAGAAGGTCCTGAAAGAGATGGTTTTTCTTCAGGGGATACTTATTTAGAAACTACTTTAGATAGTAATGCTCAAGTAACAGAAACCACTTATTTAAATCAAGTGTGTGAAATACCTGAACAATTTCACGAGGCTTTAATTAATAGGGTTATTGCAAATGGTTATGAAAGAAAAGCTGAAACAATACCATTAGCACAGCACTTTCATATGAAGTATGAGCAAGGAGTTAGAGAAGCGAAGAAGTATTCTTATAGAGGAAGAGATGGTTCTAAACAAACAATAGCACCTATGGATTTCTAATGTCAGTATCATTTGATAAATTAAACTTAGCTTTTGACAAAATAGCTTATCCTTTTAATAATATACTATTAACACTAGTTAGAGGTACAGCTACAAGTCGTGTTTCATTGCCTGTTAAACCTACTTTAATAAGAGTAATAAAACCAGTTTTTACAGTTACAACTAGAGTTGCAGAACCAGTAGCACCAACATATACGAGGATACAATAATGGCAGGAAGTTTATCAAGTCCTAATCTAGTTAAAGATGTATATACAAAGTTAGTTTGGTATAATACATCTAATGGTAAGTTCTATAGGGATAATGGAACATCAGATGTAGAGGTATTACCAAAACTAGTAGAAGGAAATATTTTAAAACATCAAACAAGTAGTACAGTATCATCTGGAGACTTGTTTCAAATACTTAATAATAGCACAGAGGTTTTCTCAGTTGATTACCAAGGAGCTGTGCATTTAAAACCAAGAACATCGGCACCATCTGACAACTCTGAAGGTACTATATATTATAATAGTAGCGAAGGTAGCTTACTGGTGTCTGTAGAAGAATAGGAGAATAGACTATGGCTAAAGTCTGGAAAAAGCTCCAACGTGCAGACAGTGACTATACAGGTAATGTTACTGGAAAAGTTGGAGGAACAGATGCTTCTGATGTAAAAGACGGAGCAGTCGCAGGAACTGCGGCAAAAACAATAACCGATGCGGCATTTGATAGTAATACAAAACTAAAGACAACAAATGCGGCAGATGGTTTATTAAACTCACAAGTTGCAATAGCTAAAGATTCAAGTGGAAACATATCTTTAAGCAATGCGGCAAGTGGAAGTATATCATTAGACAATAGTGATGTAGGTTTAGGTAATGTTACTAACCACGAGCAAATTAAATCTGATGGTAGTAACGCACCTGACGCATTAAAAAATGACCAAATCACACTAACAGCAAGTGGTGGAACAGTAACACTTAATAATGCAGGTAGTGGTAGTATCACTAAATCCTCTATTGGATTAAGCAGTGTAGAAAACAAAAGTCAAGCTGATATATTAGGTGGAACATTAACCGGTGGAGTAAGTAGTTCAGCAACTATTGACGGGACAGCCGCTTCAACAGTAAAATCTGGTGCCGCAGATGGTGCAACTGCTAAAGGAATCACTGACGATGCTTTTACAGATGACAGTGGAACTCCAAAGCTAAATGTAGCTAATGCTAACAATTCGCTAAGGAATGACCAAATATCTTTATCAGCTTCTGGTGGTACAGTAACATTATCTGGAGCATCATCTTCTAATAATACTTTTACTAAGTCTTCTATAGGTTTATCAAGCGTTGAGAATAAAAGTCAAGCTGATATTCTTTCAGGTGATTTAACTGGTAAAGTTGGAGATACTGCTGTAGCAACTATTGAAACAGGAGCAAGTAATGGTACAGCCGCTAAAGCAATAACTGATGATACTTTTGAAGTAGTCTCTGGTGTAAATACAATAAAAGACACTAGGGCACCAGCTTCATTAAAAAATTCAAGTATAAGTTTATCGGCTTCTAGTGGGACTGTAACAGTATCTGGAATTTCAAGTAGTAATAACACTTTTGGTAAGTCAGAAGTTGGCTTAGGCTCAGTAGTAAACCAAAAAGTAGCAGTAGTAAGTGGTAAAATTCAGTTAGATGATGTTGACCAAACTATTGATGCTGATAAAATTGGTGGTAAAACAAGAGCAGAAACTGAAGCCGCCGCAGTTACAACAGCTACAAGTAACATTGTAGGTACATCACCGGGTGTATTAGATACGCTTACTAAAATATCAACATCACTTGGTAATCAATCTAATGCTTATAGTTCATTAACTACAAGTATAGGAACTAAAGCTAAAGCACCAATGACGCTAACAGCAGAGGATGTTGATGGTGACTCTTCATTTGATAATGACCCAGCTAATGAGGTTGTTGGTCAGATAGGTGTAGTAGGTGGGCAACAATACGTTGTTGTAGACGAATAGGAGTAATTAATGGCTGAAATAAAAAAATACAAGTTGAAAGACTTGCATACAGGGATGCCAAGCAATGGACATTGGGGTATATCAAAAGAGCTCTATGGAGAAGACTATGACTATACCCCTTTGAAAAAAAGTTTGGTTGACAAAGGCTATCTTCCAGAAAAATACGATTACATTTGTGTTGATGATGCTAGTGATGTAGACGGAAAAAAGAATGTTAAATATGGTGGACGCAGAGTTTGGTTAATGCAAAATGATATGAGTATGGACCAAGAGACCGAGATTGATTGTCAAGTTATGTCAGATGCAGAATGGCAACAACTTGAATGTGATAAACTTGGTGTTCAAGATTATATGTGTAAATGGGATGAAGATAAACAAGAAATGATTCCCCCAAAGAAAACAACAAAAACTCTTAGTGAAGTAGAAGTAGATATGCAACCTCTTATTGATTATCATAAGCAAAATCCAAATATACCGGGTTATGATTATGACTATGAGTTTGAATCTGGTGGTAAAACATATAAAATTGATGCAGGAAAATCATAATGTCTTTTTGGAAAGATGCTAAAAAAAAGTTACAAGAAGAAAAGCCAAAAGAAGAAGTAGTAGATTTACAAGCAAAACTTTCTAAATTAGAGTTATCAGATATAAATTATATACACGACTTAATGATAGAAAGAACTTACAGGGGTAGAGAACTTGAACAAGCTACTACTACTTATTTAAAAGTTAAGTTTATAAAGACAATGTTAGAAGGAGGAATAAATGTCGAAGAAGAAACTGAAGATAGTTAAATGTACAACTCAAGAACTAGAAGCAGTTTGTACTTTATTATCTGGAGTGGAAGTTAAAGTTGCAGAAGGCAAATGGGTATTTGATATGCACACTAAATTTAAAAAAGCATTTGAAGAGTCGGCAAAAGCTGACCCCGAATATAGTTTAGTAGAAGAGGAAGAAGTTGGCTAAAGTTTGGAAAAAACTACAGAGAGCTGATTCAGATTTTACTGGTAATGTAACTGGTAAAGTAAACAATGTAGATGTTAGTGGTGTATATACTACTAGCAATAAACCTACTAAATCAGATGTAGGTCTTGGTAACGTAGTAAACGAAGACCCAGCAACATTAAAAGCGACAATGTCGCTAGATAATGTAACTAATGAATCTAAGGCTACTATGTTTGCTAATCCTACATTTACAGGTACTGCAACTGGTTTAAGTAAAGCAAGTGTTGGCTTAGGTAACGTAGACAACTCTCTATTTTCATCAGATGGTAAATTTAAAGGTGGCATTACTAAGTCAGATGGCACAGCTATATTTGACCCATCAGATGGTAACTTTACAGGTAAAATTGCAGGTAGTACAGCTAGTGATGTAAAATCTAAAGCAGAAGATGCTAAAGATGCTATTGATGGTAATAAATCAATTACTATGGTAGGTGGTTCATTAAGTATTGGTACACCAAGTAGTGGTGTATATCCATTTAGTGTAGATACTAGTGGTAATTTAAAAATTAAAAATGATGAGTTTCAGGCATTAGCAGATGGTACGGTTAACTGTCAAGATACCAATGGTGATTCTAAAATTGTACTAGTAGGTGATAGTACAGGAACTGCTGAGTGTGAAGTACAAGGTGCTAATCCAACATTTGACTTAGGTGGTTCTAGTCCACTTGGTACATCAACACTTTTTCTTAGAAGAGGTACTACAGGTAACCAAGCAAGAATATTATTTCAAACAGGTACTACAAATAAATTTGGTATAGGAGTAAGTCATACTGTAGATAATGACCAGTTCTGGATACATAATGGAAATGGTTATTCTGGTAGTTCTCCACACCCTGAAAGAGTATTATCATTTAATCCAGATGGTAAGACAGGTTTTTTTGCTAATAGTAAAACTGTTGCAGGTTTTACATTTGGTAGTGACGGCACCAATAAACACGTTTACATTAAAGATGGTGGATTGGGTATTGGAACAACAAGTATACAAGATGGTGAACTAAATGTAAGTGGTAATGCTACTGTAAATGGAGATTTACAAGTAGTAACAGATGCTACTTTTGAAGGGGATTTACAAGTTGATGGTTCTACTACAGGTATTAGTTATAGTGATTTAAGTAGTAAACCTACTATACCAGCCGCAAATACACTTTCTTATAGTATGAGTACTATTGATGGTAATGGTTATATATGGGTAATGCCTACACAATTTATGCCTAATGATGATAATTCATATTTTAACGCCGCTATTGTAGACAATGGTGCACAAGCAAGAGTTATGACATCTAGTTTAGAGCTATATGCAAACGTACCTATACCTACTGGTTATAAGGTTACTCATTTTAGATTAAATGGTACAGCTAGTGTAAATGTAGCAGTCTATTATAGTGACGTTACAACATCTACTGCAACATCTGCACAAGTAACATCTTTATACACTAACGCAGATAACTCAGTTAATCCATCAAGTGGTATAGCGGCTACTAGTGATGGTAGATATATGATATTAAAATGGCAACCAACTTCAACATCACATCGTTTATACGGTGCTAGACTAACAATAACAAAAGTATAATGGCAAAAGAAAAATTATCAGACGCAAATCTAATACAGTTAACAGCTAAACCTACTAGTTTAAAAACTAAAGCTAGGTTACCACACTTATTTGATTCTAATGATGTAGAACAAGACTCAACACAAGACCCTATTACACACAATGTAATGGATGCTGTTGAAGCTCTTAGAACAGATTTTAATAAACTATATGATGATGTACACCACGTGTATAAAATGTTATATAATGCTTTTGGTACAGCAGAATCTGAAAATTGGGATAGTAGAGGTCCAACAGGTCCTCAAGGACCAGCAGGTCCTACAGGTCCTCAAGGTGGTACTGGTCCCACAGGTTTAACAGGTTTAACCGGACCAACAGGTCCAGCCGGTCCTAAAGGTAGCACGGGTGCAGATGGTCCTGCCGGACCTACAGGTCCTACGGGTCCTGCCGGTGTTGCAGGTGCTAAAGGTAGTCCCGGTGCAACAGGAGGTACAGGTCCTACAGGTGCTCCCGGTCCTACAGGTCCTACCGGACCCACTGGAAGTACTGGTCCTACAGGTCCTACTGGTAGTACAGGTCCCGAAGGTTTAGTATGGAGAAACGATTGGTCTAGTTCTACAAGTTATTCTGTAGATGATGCAGTTTATAACAAAGGTAGTTCTTGGATATGTGTAAAAGCTAATAGTAATTCAGAACCTAGTAGTAGTAATAATAGTTGGGCAGAATTAAGTGTTAAAGGTGATACCGGTCCAACTGGACCTACAGGTCCCACTGGTCCGACTGGTGGTATAGGTCCTACTGGACCAACAGGAGCCAAAGGTCCTACTGGTTTAACTGGTAGTGCTGGTCCTACCGGTCCAACAGGGGCAAAAGGTGATGATGGAGACACTGGTCCCACGGGTCCAACTGGTCCTACGGGTCCACAAGGTTTAAAAGGAAACACAGGTCCAACTGGTCCCACTGGTCCAGCAGGAGCTGATTCTACTGTTGCAGGACCAACCGGTCCTACTGGTGCACAAGGACCCAAAGGTAATACTGGTCCAACCGGAGCTAAAGGTCCGACAGGTCCAACGGGTCCAACAGGTCCAGCTTTTACATATGCAAATTTTACATCATCTCAGTTAGCAGGATTAACTGGTCCTACGGGACCAACCGGTCCGACAGGACCGACAGGACCGACAGGTCCACAAGGATTAAAGGGTAATACAGGTAATACTGGACCTACTGGTGCGGCAAGTACAGTTGCTGGTCCAACAGGACCTACTGGTCCAAAAGGAGATAAAGGCGATACAGGTGCTAAAGGTCCTACTGGTCTAACGGGACCAACTGGACCAACTGGTGCTGATAGTACAGTAGCCGGACCGACTGGTCCAACTGGACCGACAGGACCTGCTGGACCTAAAGGCTCAACTGGTAGTACAGGACCTACAGGACCTACTGGACCTGCATTCGTTTACGCAAATTTTACAGGACCTCAACTAGCAGGTCTTACAGGTCCAACTGGACCTACCGGACCTCAAGGTCCACAAGGAGTTGCAGGACCTACAGGACCTGCCGGTGCTAAAGGAACTACTGGCTCTACTGGACCAGCAGGACCTAAAGGAGCTACTGGAGGAACTGGACCTACTGGACCGACTGGACCCACCGGTCCTACCGGACCTGCATTTGTATATGCAAACTTTACTGGTCCACAATTAGCTGGGCTAACAGGACCTACGGGTCCTACAGGACCAACGGGACCTACGGGACCCACTGGACCTAAAGGTGACAAAGGAAATACTGGTAACACAGGTGCAACAGGACCTGCAAGTACGGTAGCTGGACCTCCGGGACCAGCAGGACCTACTGGACCTACGGGACCTAAAGGAGATACAGGACCTACTGGAGCAAAAGGTAGTACGGGTGCAACTGGACCGGCAGGTGGAACAGGACCAGCAGGTGCAGACGGAGATGATGGTGGACCCGGACCTACAGGACCAGCAGGACCAGCAGGACCGAAAGGTGACACTGGTGCTACCGGACCAGCCGGACCAAAAGGAAGTACTGGAAGTACAGGTGGCACCGGACCAGCAGGACCTCCGGGACCTCCCGGACCAACTGGTAGCACAGGTTCAGCAGGGTCAGCAGGACCTCCCGGACCACCGGGACCAACTGGACCAGCAGGTAGTGGTAGCTTTACTGGTAAGCAATCATTTCTTATCAGTACAAAAGGTGCTACAAAGTCAGTAGAAGTAACTAACGGATTAGTAACGGGGTTTAAATAATGTTAAAATCAGAATTAGAAGCGTGGAAAAAAAATGCAGAAGATAAATGCAAAGAAGCCCACGACTTATTAGATGGCAAAAACTTTGGTGATATAAAACTAGAAGATATGCAAAGCATTTGGAAAAAAATGAGGGAAATCTTAGGATTAGAAATACCTAAAGAGGATGAGTAAACTTGCGAGGTCGTACAAGATGGATAGGATTGATGATAACTTCAGCATCCATCTTAACATTAAGTGGCTCATTCAGTTGCTTATGCTTACAGGTACACTTGTTTATGCGTACGTTGGAATTACAACGCAACTTAGTAATATTACAAGAGAACTTGAACTATTATCAGAAAGAGTTATTAAATTAGAGGCGAAGCACGAGGCAGAAATTAAAGAGATTGAGAAATGGTATAAACAATCACTTGAACTAAATCCTCTTAAATGGGGACGTAAAAATAAATAATCCGGGGAAATATGGACTTTTTAGCAGTATATTCAGAAGCAGGAATGATTGGCGTAGTCGGAGCTATGTTTGTCTATATGGTTTACAGTATGAACAAACGAGCTAGTGAACAAGCTCAAGCATTGGAAAATTTAAAAATAGAAAATAAGGGTCAAAGCGAAACACTAGAAAATATGGAAGGAATGATTATCAAGCTAATAGGAAGATGGAATCAGTCTGATGATAAACTTGATAGGAAGTTTGATGCTCTTACCAAAGAGATAAATGATTTAGATAATCAAGTGTCTCGTATAGATGGCTCATTAAGTAGAATAAACGGGAAACACTAATGGCATCACCAGCGTGGCAACGAAAAGAAGGTAAGTCTCCTAGTGGAGGCTTAAATGCAAAAGGAAGAGCGAGTTATAAGGGTGGCACTCTTAAAGCTCCAGTAACACAAAAAAATCCAAAGGGTAAAGCTAAAGCTAGACGTAAGTCATTCTGTGCAAGAATGTGTGGAATGAAAAGGAGACTTACTAGTGCTAAGACAGCTAGAGACCCAAACTCAAGAATTAACAAAGCATTACGTAAATGGAACTGTAATTGTGGTTCTAGGAAAAAAGCTAGTGCTGTAAGTAAGGCAAGGAAGTTAAGATGACAAGAGCAGAGGCATTAAAGAAACTAAAAGGCTATAAAGGTGGTCTTATAAGTTGGGTTTTTGGAGGTAAAAGATACTATGGTAAGAAGAAGGGTGAGACAGCTACTCATATTCTTGCTACAACTCATAACGGAAAAACCAAACGAATACCCAAAAAGAAAAAGTAATGGATAGTTTAAAAGTTAGTGGCATAAGTACTAGTCTAGGTATGGTATACTATACTGATATTATATCTGGTGTTCTTATGTGTATAATGTTTGCAATCAATATATACTACTTAATATTAAAAATCAAAAACCAAAGTAAGGAGTCGTAATGGACATAAAAGCAATGATGTTAGACTTAGCTGAGAAACAAGCTGATGCTATGAAAGATAAAATGATAGATGAATTAGGAAGCGAAGATATGGCTTCTAAAATTGCATCTGCCATTAATAAGAAAATTGACATACCATTTGTATCTGAAGAAAAAGAACAGATATTTTTTGAAAAGTGTGTTGATGTAGTAACTGACATTATCGAAGGAATGTTTAAAAAGTAAATGGAATTTAAGGACGCAGTCAAAATTATCCTTAAACACGAAGGGGGGTATGTTAATGACCCTGTTGACCCGGGAGGGGAAACTAATATGGGCATTAGTAAAAGAGCATATCCCTATCTTAATATTAAGGAGTTAACTAAGAAAGATGCTGAGGACATATACTTCAAAGATTATTGGTTAAAAGCTAAAGTAAAAAAGATACCGGAAGAACTACGAATGATATATTTTGATATGGTAGTTAATATGGGTAAGTCGAGAGCTGTAAAGATACTGCAAACGGCAATAAGTGCTAAAGGCGTAAAGACCACAGTTGATGGAGGCATAGGTCCACAGACAATTAGTAATGCTTTAAAGTCTGGTTTAGAACCGGATAGACTTAGAAGTTACAGAGTTAAATACTATGCAGACTTAATAAATAGAAAACCTAGTTTAGAAAAGTATTGGTTTGGATGGTATCGAAGGGCGTTAGAGGTATAGATATGTTCAACAACCTTAACATTAAGGGCACTAAGAAGTGGCGTAAGAAGCCTGACGAGTGTGCTCATTGTAAGAGTAAGAATGTTACTGGTATAGAAATATTATGTGCGTATGAAGGACCCTTATTTTGGGAATGTGATGACTGTGGTGAACGAATGCTACGCTTTACAAAACAGACTACTGTAAAACATCTAAGAAAAACTGAAGATTTATTTATAGACCTTGAGGGGATGGAGAACATATGTCAACAACCACCAAATTAGATAAAGGTGTAGTTAAACGTGGAATCGTTACACCAGATAAACATTTTCCGTTACACGACAAAAAAGCTATCGATGTGGTCTGCCAAGCGATTCGCATCATTAAGCCAGACTTTTACGTTGACCTCGGAGATAGTGGAGAATTTAGTTCAGTATCACACTGGCAATGGAAGAAACGCAAACGTCCTCCGTTGGAGTATCAGTTGCCGAGAGTATATGAAGACATCGGAGCTGTTAATGAAGGTATGGATATTATTGATGAAGCCCTTGATAAGGTACGATGTAAAGAAAAACATTTCTGCGAAGGAAACCACGAACAATGGCTTAACTCTTTTGCTGAAGAAAACCCCTATCTACAAGGTCTTACGGTCCCAGACGCACTCTTACTTAAACAACGTGGTTTTGAATACTACCCAAACGGAAAGTACTTAAAGCTAGGTAGGTTATGGTATTATCACGGGAACCATTACGGAGGAGTTGCACACGCAAGGAACCACTTATTAAAACTGGGATGCAATGTAATCTATGGACATCATCACGATTTACAAATGCACAGCGTAACACATATAGACGGACCTAAGAGTGCTTGGAGTTTAGGATGCTTAAAGGATATGTCAGATGAAGCTAATGGATGGCTTGGTAATCGTAAAACAAATTGGGCACACGCTTTTGCTGTTGTTGATTATTTTGATGACGGAAACTTTACGGTGCATATCGTCAATATTATTGACGGGAGAACTTCCTTATGGGGGAAAGAATTAAATGCCAAAGTCTAACTTTGAAATACCATCCTTTAATAGAGGAATAATGTCTAACCCAGAAGATGAAAGAGACATTCCTACAGATGCCGCATCTTATTCTTTAAATATAGACCCTACTGTTAATGGTCAATTAGCAGGTATAACAAATGATAAAGCATTAAAACTTACAGGTTTTGATAATAATGTTGTGTTAACTGATTGGGACCAAGGTTCTAGACATCAAACTCAAAATCCTGCACAAGAGTATCAAGCTCCAACACCGAGTGCTTAATTATGGCAATAGATACTAGCACTCCAAACAATAAACAGTACGCTACATTAACAGGTACATTTACAGGAACAGTAGATACTATATTCTGGATTAGAATGAACAATGATAATGGTACAGTTTTTAAATGGAAAACTAAGCAAGGCAGTGGTGCTTGGAGTTCTTTAACTACAGTAAGTGACCATTCTGCACAAACTGCTAAGTTATTAACCTTAGGTATGTCAGTTACATTTACTAGGTCTAACTTAGGAACTTATTTAGCTGGTGATAAGTGGGAGTTTACTGTGTCTCCAGATTACAGACTAGCACCTAACGATACTACTACTTCGTTTGATAGGTTAATACCTATGGATAAAAGTGACGAACAACATTTAATTGCAATAAACTCTAAGTCAGGAGAGACTGCATACATAGAAAACTATAATACAGATAGCCCTACAATAATACAAACACAGCCAATACCTGCAAAAGCAACTGGTTACGTTGATTACGTAGTCAATAATAAATTAGCTTATGTAGGCATAGGTAAAGAAAAAAGCTCACAAGTTGTTGGCTTTGTTAAGAATAATCAATGGGGTGTTTCTGATGCTGAAGAATTTGAAAGAATACAAGAAAAAAGTTATCAAACAGTATCTGTATCTTCTGTAAGTCACAAAGTATTTACTGACTCAGTAATGTTACAAGGTGGAGCTGGTACTATTAACGATGCTTATCTTTCTGTTGGTTTTGATTACGAAGATAATGAGTCTGCTTTTTATATTTACAACAACAATACTAACAAGGTATATAAAAGAGACCTTCCCGGAACTCCTTTAGCTATACGTATATGCCCTTTTTTACAAACAAGTGGTAAGATAAATGGAGTAGCTATATTAATGGAGCCTACTAATGGTGGTTATATAAATTTTATGCAAACTTACAGCATCAGTGATGATGGCACAGTAACTACGTTTGAAAAATCATTTAACCTTGAAGCACCAAGTGGGAATACTTCTTTAAACAAATTTAGTGACTTCTTAATGATTCCAAGAGTTAATAACATAAATAGCAACTCTACAATATTTGATTTAATATTATCAGCAGGAGAAACAACAGATGAAAGTAGCCTTAGAGATGGTTACTTATTTAAGGTAGAAAACTTTAAATCTTATAATGAATCAGAGTTTTCTGGTAGTTCTGGTGGTAACATAGAGGCTGGTGATTATATACCTATGTCTCCTAAGAATAGTTATAGTGGTGAAGATAAAGCCGCTAATATGTGGATAGAAATACGTAGTGATGATGGTAGTCAACAAGAAGTAGGTTGTACTAATCATCCTACTATGATGCAAAGGGGCAATCTAATACATTTAGGTTATGATTCTAATGGTCAAAATCCTTATATAGGAGTAACAGTTAAATTACAGCCTATATTTAAATATGAAGACTCTGACCAAGATGAATATGGTGGCTATGAAATAGCTATTATAAAACCTTTATGGTGGGATGGTTATAAGTATTGGAAACTTAAATGGGTTACTTATGCAGTGCCGTTAGACAGTAGTGGTAGAAATGCTTGTGAAATGATGGCACATATGAAAATGAGTGGTACTACAACAACAAGTATTAGTAGTTCAAACTTACAACAGAGTAATGTACCTGCACCTGCTGACGCACCTTTGTTTGCTTCTAGTGCTGGTAAAAGTGTTAATGATAGAGCTATGGTTTATTCAGAAGCAGATGGACAAAGAATAGGTTTTTACTATATACAAAGAGAAGAAAACGTAGCAAAGTTAAAAACTATAAATGATATTGAAACTAAAAGTGGTCATTTAAGTATGTTTCCAAACACAGGAGGTAGCACTATATACAATCAATTTGCTAACTATAGTTCTGGAACAACAGATACAGCTCCTGCAAATATTCTTAGTACAAATTTACCTAGCACAGAAGATGAAAGACCTTATGTTTTATCAGATAGACAAGTGCAAATGACAGGTATGACTAGTGCTTCTGTACCAGCGGCAAACAATTCTAATCATATAACAAGAAGAGATGATGAGGGTGACGAGTATATAGAACAACAAATTGGCTCAGGCAGTGCAGGTTCTAATGAGTTATCTGGTAATGCACCTTGGTTTAATATAAGCACTATTACTACTAATACTAACAAAGACTGGTTAGGAGATGCTAGTACTAGAAAAGCATTTTACAAATGTTCTTTATTGTATGATGGATTTCAAGAGTCAGCTTTAATAAGTGTAATAGGGGCATATGATACAGGCTCTGCAATAACTGATGGTTTACAAGTACCTATAGAAATAGATGAAGAAGCTGTAGTAGGTGAACAAAAAAAGATATCAAGAAGAATTACATCTGTTATTTTATATAGAGCAGATGACTCAACACAAACATCTTTAGAACCTGAAGGTTTGTATAGGTTTGTAGAAGAAGTTTCTATAGACAAGTTTTATTTACAAAGTGGTAAATATAAATTTACTGTACAAGACGATGGCAGTAGAGGTGCATCTTACGAAGCATTAAACGGTATACCAGAAACACTAGGTTCTCTAGGTGTAGACTATACAGTAAACGCATCTATAAATGGATATATGTTTATAGGTAATTGTAATCATCCTGAGTTTGCTGATGGAGAAAATGTGTTATTTAGAAGTGAGCCCGGTAAGTATTCTATATTTAACTGGTCACAGAACTTTATACAATTAGACTTTATACCTACTGCGTTGGCAAGTTTTGTTGGTAAGCTGTATGTGTTTGGTAAGAATCAGATGTGTATCGTTAATCCAGAAACACTTATTATAGAAGAAAACATATCTGGTATAGGTTGCTTAGGACCTAAAGCGTTAAAGACTACATCTAGTGGTTTATTCTGGTTAGACTACAACAACTTTTACCAGTCATCACCAAAGATAGACAAGATAGGTACTACCATAAAGAAACAGCCACAATGTGGTTGGGATATGATTACTAATGCAGAGAAAGATTTAGCCGTTGTAGGTTACGATGCAACAAGACAATGCGTGTTGTTCTTTTTTCATAAAACAGACAGCAGTGGTACAGATAAAAGATGCTGGTCTTACTACATACCACAAAAAAGATGGGACCTTTGGGAAACAACTTACAAAATATTTGACACAGTAGATGGTGACGATGGATACCCTATACTACTAGCAGAAGAAGGTAGAATAATTAAAATGGGTGCTGGTACATCTAGAAGAAACTGGCAATGGAACAGTAAAAAACTTACACTAGGCACTGACACTAACTATAAAAAGGTTAGGGTTGTAAAGCTAGATGCTAGTAGTAGACCTAGTACAAGTATTAAGTATCAAACAAACGATGAGTCAACGTATCAAAGTGGTACAGATGTATCTAATAACTATGGCTCTAGTTGGACAGGTAATGCTATAAAAGTTGCATCAACTTATTCTAAACTAAGGTGGGTAAGGTTAAAAGCAGAAGGTACTAATGGCAGTACAACAAATGTTAAAGGTCATTCTATAGGAATAGTATACAAACCAAAGAAACCTAAATGAGAAAGACACAGAATAGAAAAGCTACCAGAGATACTGGTTCAAGAATTAATTATTTTGGAGATGAGCCAGTAAGCTCACCATCCGACATACAAAAAACAATAGATACTATTGCAGACAAAGTAGATTCAGAAACGGGTAGGGTTGAAAAAAGTAATGCAAGTAGTGAAGAAGGAACATTAAGAACAGTTAAGGATAAAAGTAAATGGTACTTAGAAATAAAGACTAGCGATGGCTGGGTTCGTAGTGCAGAGGATACTTTTGTAATTAAAAATAAGAACAGTTGAGAAATAAAACAAGTCTAATTATATTTAAGGTGATATTATGGGATTTTTTAGCAATTTATTTGGTACAAATCAAAAGCGTAACGTAGGTCAAATAGGACGAGAGTACGATGATGCTTACGCTCCAGCAACGGAAGCGTATGACCAGTTGATGGGCAGGGGTCAAGAAATGATGGACCCCAACTCTGCATTTAACCAGTCTCAAAAAGCTAGAATGATGGCACAGGGACAGGATGCGGCGGCTACGTCAGCTCGTATGGCACAAAGAACTGCGGCTATGTCAGGTGGTGCACCAGCAGGTGCTTTAGCGGCTCAATCTATGGCAGGTGCTAACAGGGCACAAGAAAGTTCTATGAATGCTTACAATCAATACTTACAAGGTGCAATGGGTCAGGGTGCTGGTATGCTTAGTGGTGCGGCTAATAACTTAGCAAGTATGAACACCAATAGAATGAATGCTATGAATGCCCAAAGACAAGCAAATGCACAGATTGACAGTCAAGCGGCAGGTGGTATGGCATCACTTATTGGAACTGGACTTAGTCTTGCAGGAACTGCTATGGGTGGACCGATTGGTGGTATGATAGGCAAAGGAATTGGTAGTTTGTTTGGACAAGAAGGTGGTAGTGTTCCAGAAGATTTAGAGTATATGATGTACGGTGGTTTGGTTAGAGACAAAAAGAATAACCCTGAAGATAAAACAGAAAAGATAGAGATGAAGAAGGGTGGGTTTGTTAGTCATATGATGTATGATAAAGAAGGTAAAGGTTATAAAGCTAATACTATGGAAGACCATTTACGTATGAAAAAGATGGGTTACAGCCATAAAAAAGGTATGATGTATGGTGGTAAAGTAAAAGGTTATCAACAAGGTGGTCCTGCATTAAAACCTATACCCGAAGGGAACAAAGGATTGTCTAGGCTACCAGAAGCAGTTCGTAATAAAATGGGTTATATGAAAAAAGGTGGTTATGTTTATGGACAGGAAGGTGGTATGCTATCACAAGTTATGGGACCTAAAGGTCCTATGCAGATAGGTACTCGTATGGGAGGTGTCCAAATTGGCTGAGTCTGACGCACAATACAGAAAACGAAGAGAAAGAGAAGATGCTCAAGCTGTAGCATTAGGTAGAAAAATGGCGGCATTTGATGAAGCTCAAGCTTTAAGTGGTGGTTTTGGTAGTATGAAAAACATTAGAATGCAACCAATGAGTAACAATATAGAACTTGTACCACTTGGTAAAGGCATTCCTTCTGGTGTTTTAAACCAAGAAAGAACTGGCAAACAAATAGATAGACTTATACACGGTGCTAGAATGATGGGCGACCCAGAGTATGCTAAACAATTTATGCCCGGACCTATGCCTGAGTTAAAAAGAGCAGGTATGGATAAGTTTATGCCAGAGGCAGTAGATGTGCCTACTGGTGATATGTTTAGCAGTGATGATATGCAAAGATATACAGGTATGATGAATACCTTATCAAAGACTGACTTTTACCAAGCACAACCTTTACAAAACAGACCAAACTTTACTAGTAAAAAAAGACAATCAGCTTTAGATGCTTTAAAAGAAGGTATGATGAAGGCTAAGATGCAACAGAAGATGGACATACCTATGGAAATAAGGAGAGCAGAAGATAGTCCATTGCCCGGTGATGTAGTAGATGCTAAGCTAGAACCCGGAGAGTACGTACTTAATAGAAACGCTGTAAAAGCTATTGGTAAGAAACAACTAGATAAAATAAACAATAAGATAAAACCAAGGTTTTCTGATAAAATTAGAAAGAAAGCTAGAGACTTACCTCGTAGCATATCTTTAGGTGCAAGAAGGGAAGACTGGCAAAAGTATATGCAGACTGGTGGTCCTATAGAAGAGATAGACCTTACAGGTATGGAAGACCAAATGGGTTTTGGAGAAAATCGTTATGCAGATGCAGAAGAGTTAGGTGAACAAACAATACAAAAAGGTGTAGAGTTTGGTAAAAAATTATACGGTGGTGCTAAAGATTTATTAGGCAAGGCTTATAACAGGTTTGGTGGAGATGCTATAAAGGCTAGTAAAGCTATGGACTTACAAGCTGATTTAAACTCAGAGTGGGCAGGTGGTGTAGACGGAGAAGCTTTTGAAGGTCAAAAAGAATTTGAAGACTCTAATTTAGAGATGGCTAAAATGATGAGAGATGAGATGGGTCTAGGTAAAGCTGACTATGGTATGGCGGCTGGTCAATTTGGTCAACAAGTTGTAGATGATTTACAAGCTGGTTTAGGAGCTGGTGTAGCAGGTGCAGGAGCTATAGCAAACAAAGCACAAGAACTATATGGTAAAGCAAGTGATAAGTATCAAGAGTTTAAACCTAAAGCAAAAGAGTATTTAGAAAGTGAGAAGTTCCAGAAACACGCTAGTAAAGGTTTAGGAATGGCAGGTGAGTTTTTTAAAGAAATGGCGGCAATGAGAGGCTTTGGTGAAGGTGGAGACTTTGACCAGTTTAAACCTAAAGCTTTAAAAAAGGTTGGAGAAGAAGAAACAAAAGAAATACCTGACACAATTAAAAGACCAAATTACTCTACAGACCCAGAAGATGTTGCAAAAGAACAGAAAGAACAAGAAGCTGTAGAAGAACTTAGAGTAACTAATCCTTATATAGCTAGACCAGAGTCAATGGAACCAGAAACATTGGAAGACATAACTAATCCATTAGGTGGTATTACAGGTATGGGTGGTCAAGAAGGTGGTTATGTAACTATGCAGGGCTTTATAAAGCAATCGTTGGAGAATATGTATGGCAGAAATTAAACCAATGAATTTACCCGGGGTTAGTTATGACCCTATGCGAGGTTTACCACAACAAAAAACATTAGCTGAAAATTTAAGACAGGTAGCTGAGCGTAAGTTTATACGTCAAATGAACGAGTATCAATTAAAGAAACAAGCTCGTGAAGAAAAAGATTTTAACATTAACAAGAAAGCAGAGAACTTTATATTCTCTAACTATCCTAGTAGTAAAGCTAAAGGTGATTTTACAACAGCTTTTGACAATAGAAAGTTTGGACCCGGTAGTAGAGAAAAAGAACTAGCTAGGTGGAAAGAGCAAGTGGGTGGCAACTACGCCGCTTTTCAACAATGGTATGATGCAGGTAAAAAGGCTGAAGAACAAGCTTTGTATAAATCTTTTACAAGAAACCCTGCTAAGTATAAAAGTGAGAAAGCATATAAGACAGCTATATCTAATTGGATGAATAGTATGTCTGATGTAGAGCAACAAGAAATATTAAACAATGCACCAGCAGAAGTGTTGCAAATAATAAATGATAACTGGAATGTAACTAATCCTACTTTTATAGAAAGTTTACAAAAGATACCACAAAATCTTACATTTGGAACAGGTGACGATGATGACAGTGCTATACCAGAAGCACTTACTATAGCAGGTGGTCTTTTAGCAGGTGGTTATGGTCTATTAAGAGGTAGAGCATCTATGGCTAAGAAAGGGTTTGGTCAAGCTTTTGACAGGACAGATGCTAACCTTAGAAACATTACAAAAGACCTTGTAGAAAAAGCAAAAGACTTAAAGAAAGGTCAGCAACTAGATATGTTTGACAATGCTATACCTCACAGTAATGTGTCTAAGATAAACAGTGCACTAGATAAAATAGTAAGTTCAGGTGAGATGAACAAAGCTGATGCTGACAAGTTTAAAAGTATTGTAGACAAACTTATGAAGAGTGGCAAAGAGTTAACATCAGAAAACATAGGTAAAGCAATAAGAGAAGGTGGAGACGAGTTTGATAGCTTAGCTAAATCTTTAAGAAAGTCTACTAGACTATCTATAGGACCTATAAAAACAGGTAGTTTATGGAAAGGTCTTTTAGGAGTTGGACTTGCTGGAGTTGGAACATCTGTTCTTGCTCAACAAATGGGTGTTAATGAAGAAAAAGCAGATGATATGGGTACACTTGCCGCAAGTGCCGCATCACTAAATCCAAGTATGCTAAATAAAATAAGAAAAGTAATAAAAGATAAAGGTATAGGCTACGTTACAAAAAAGATAGCGGCTAAAGGTGGACTTAGATTATTAGGTAGTGTAGCAGGTAAAACTGTACTTAGTGGAACTGGTTACGGTGCTCTAATAGCAGTACCTGCACTAGCGTTTGATGCAGTTGCCATATATAATATATTAGCAGACGACTACGAAGAGTAGTAAATGGCTGAACCTAAACAGTTCTCTCCTAAATTTGACGAAGAGCAAATACGAGGTGTCATTGACCAATACGTAAGATTCCCAGATGCTTTTGACGATAGGGATGACGACATACAAGTATTAGAAGACCACGCTTCTTACTATAGAATACCATTTGCTCGTAATAAAAATCACCAAGATGCTTTTGTTACACGTATGCTTAAACAAGCTGGTTCTGGTTTTATGGAAGGTTTTACTACCTTGCCACCAGAAAAACTTGGGATTGGTAGTGAGCCAGAAGACACTTGGGAAGGTATATCACGTAACTTAGGACACCTTGCAGGGTTTGTAGGATACCTACCCGGTGGTAAGA